GGGTGTCGGTAAAACTACCGTTGCCCGCGCTCTGCTAACTGAGTTGGACCTTGACTACATTGTCATCAACGGGTCTATGAAGGGTAACATCGACACACTACGAACTGAAATCCAGCAGTTTGCTTCATCTGTATCTTTCAATGGCAAGCGTAAGTATGTTATTCTTGATGAAGCAGACTATCTAAATCCACAGTCTACACAGCCTGCTCTTCGTAACTTCATGGAAGAGTTCTCCAACAACTGTGGTTTCATCTTGACTTGTAATTTCAAAAATCGTATCATTGAACCACTACATAGTCGATGCTCTGTTGTAGAGTTTAATATCAGTAAAAAAGACCTCGCTAGTCTAGCACCTCAGTTTATGAAGCGTGTTGAGAATATTCTGAAGATGAAGGGTATTCAATATGACCAGAAAGTCATCGCTGAATTGATGATGAAGCATATGCCAGACTGGCGGCGTATACTTAACGAACTTCAACGATACTCTGTCACTGGTAACATCGACGTTGGTATTCTTACTAACATGAGTGATGAGTCCTTNGACTCACTAGTCAAGATGATTAAGAAGCAAGAGTTTACAGGTATTCGTAAATGGATCGTAGACAACTCTGATATTGAAACAGCAAGTTTGTATCGTAGTCTATACAATCATGCAAGCAAAAATATGAAGGCTGCCAGTATCGCGCAGATGGTTCTCATTCTTGCTAAGTATCAATATCAAGCGGCATTTGTTGTTGACCATGAAATCAATAATGTAGCGTGTCTCGTAGAACTCATGACAGACTGTGACTGGTCATGAACCCGTTTGACTTTGTAACTGATATCAATCTAGGCAAGAAGGATATCATCACCAACTCTGAAAACCCAGAACTAGCAGAAAGGACATATAACCCCTATCTAACAAACAAATCACTGTCATACTTCGTTGATACGGTTCACTATGCTAACGAGATGAATATGCATAGTGACCTAGACCATATCATGCAATATTCGTTTCTACTAAATATTGTGCGGAAACGTAAGCGTTTCTCTAAATGGCACAAAACTACTGATGATGAGGACTTGCAGGCTGTCATTGACTTTTATGGATACTCAGTCAAAAGAGCAAAGGAAGCACTCAAAATTCTTAGTGATGAGCAATTGGCAACAATAAAAGAAACGATGAGTAAAGGTGGTATGAAATGACAGACCTAACTACGATGGTTGAGGTACATCTCAAGAATGAAGATGACTTCCTAAAAGTAAAAGAGACACTAACTCGCATTGGTGTTGCATCTCGAAAAGATAGAAAGCTTTATCAATCCTGTCATATTCTACATAAGCAGGGTAGATACTTTATCGTGCATTTCAAAGAACTGTTTGCTTTGGATGGTAAACCATCTGACTTCCATGAGAATGAAGCAGACATTGCAAGACGCAACACGATTGCTAATCTACTGGAGCAGTGGGATTTGGTCACGCTTGTTGACGCNAGCAAGATTGCAGAACCACAGGCACCTTTAAATCAAATCAAAATCTTGCCCTACAAAGAGAAGGGTGAGTGGGAACTAGTAGCAAAATATAGTATTGGACGTAAAAAATAATTTGTGGAGAAGTGAAGTGGATATTGTACCTAATGTTAAATTTATGACTCGTGTTCGTGATGACTCTATTGACGGACCTAATCCTTACACCTGGAAAACTGTTACATCACATGAGTTGTTCTTAGGCAAACGTGTGGTTCTATTCAGTCTGCCGGGTGCATTTACACCTACCTGTTCGACCTTTCAACTTCCAGGCTTTGAAGAAAATTACGATAAGATTCTTTCTAGGAGTATTGATGAGGTATACTGCATCAGCGTTAATGACTCGTTTGTCATGAATGCTTGGGCAAAGTCACAGGGTATCGAAAAGGTAAAAGTCATTCCAGATGGCACTGGCGAGTTCACTCGTTTCATGGGTATGCTTGTCGATAAAAGTCATCTAGGGTTTGGCATGCGCTCATGGCGATATATGTGTGTGTTACAAGATGGTGCCATCGAAAAGATGTTTCATGAGCCCGGTATCAACAACACAGGCGATGATGACGATCCTTATGGTGAGACTACGCCAGAACGAATGGTTCAATATCTAGGAGGATAATCTATGTTTGGTAAACTTGAAGTCGATGATAAGCAAGCGATATCAGAGCATCGTACTCGCACTATGCTGCTAGAAGCAAGTAGGTTGCACTTTGAATCATACATTCATAAGCACCGTGCTAACATTGAGGTGCTTCTACGTCATACAGTCGGTCTAGCAGAGCATCCTGACATCATGGAGACGATTGAGAAGGAACTAGAGATTATGGCTGAATATGATGATAAATTAGAAATGCTGAAAAAATATTTCTAAAAGGGCTTGACATTTGCTTTCATATACATTATATTAGGTATGTAAATTGATGAAAGAGAGTGAATGACATGAACGCGATGAAGTTTGAAAAAGCCCATAAGAAAGCGATTGATATCGTAGACTCTTGGGTATCGACCAACACCGAGTGGGAAGTCATCATCATCAAAAATGTCAAAGATATGTATGAACTTTGGTTAGAAGATGACACGAAAGGTTTTCGTGATAACGAACTTATGGGTATCTACGATACTTTCGATATCGCAGTTCGGAATGCTGAATGCATGGTCGATGTATATGAACCTGCTTGGGGTAACCCTGACGATTGGACCCCGCGCGCTCGTGGATGGTGTGAATAAGGATGAATGTCATGCGTAACACTATTGCTAAAGACCTGCGTACATCTAAGTACGCAAAAAAAGTAGTTGCTTCTAAGAAGCACTACACTCGTAAACTCAAACATAAAGGTAACTAGATTATGAAGAACTATGTGAAGATCCTTGCCGTGAGTGCAGTCGCACTGTCTCTCGGCGCTTGTAATGTTGCCACTATTGCTCCCATGGCTGGTGCTGGTCTTGGTGGTGCTGGTGGTGGCGCACTCGGTAGTCAGTTTGGCAAAGGCAAAGGCAAACTGATTGCAACTGGCGTCGGCGCTCTGTTGGGTGCTTTCGGTGGTTACAAAGCGGGACAGCACGTTGCTATCCCCTATCAGAATCGTACTGCTATCAATGGCAATACGATGAATATCCACAAGAACGGTCAGCGTATTGATCGCAATGGTTATCGTATTGACATGAATGGTCAGCGTATTGACGATATGCGTGGCAACACTGGGTACAGTATTATCAACAATCGTTCTGGTGGTTCTATGAGTAACTACGGTTGCTCTGTTCGCAACAACTACGTTGTTTGCAACTCTAACTAACTCAGTCATGCACTAACTGCATACCTGGGTTAGAAAATTAGCGAAACAAAATTTCGCGTTTCTAGTCTAAATAATAGTGAGCAGAGAGTGTTTCTTTGCTCATTTTTATGATACGCCTATTGGGTATCAAAACAAAACTAACCTTGCTTACACAGGAGGTAAAAGCAAATGACTAAACATATTTTCAATTTAACAGACTTTCCCATGTTCGTTGGCTTAGATCGTGTCTATGACCAGATGCTAAAACACGCGGACTCTATGAGCATGGCAAAGGCTATTCCTAACTTTCCACCCTACAACATTCGTAAGGTAGATGATAACAAGTACACCGTGGAAATCGCTGTCGCTGGATTTTCAAAGTCTGACATCGAAATCGAAATCGATGGAGACACCCTAAAGATTACTGGTAACTCTGCTTCTGTCGATGAAGAAGATAGTTTCTTGTATAAGGGGATTGCCAATCGTGCCTTCTCCCGCACATTCAACTTAGCAGATACAATTGAAGTTAAGGATGCCTCTCTCGTTAACGGAATGCTAAAAGTCTTCCTAGAGAATATTATTCCAGAGAATCAAAAACCACGCAAGATGGATATTAAAGAGGAGCCTTCAAATGAAACTGCTACAGGCAATTATTGATTGGTTAAATCGACCAATCCAGTATCAATACGAAAGTGAACTAGACTATCTCAACCAGTCTGTAGATGCTGCGGACCTCGAAAAAAGGCTCAAAGACGTTACTCGTGTGCAGAAGTATCGCACCAATGTTGCCTTAAAAACTGTAAGAGGATACCTATAAATGGAATTTATCGCACAATCACCAGACACACTATTCTTTGGTGGGATGTTCGCAATGTTCTTTGGGTTAACTGCAATCTCAGTTATCGCTCATAGAATTTTTAGTTGACATATCACCTAAGATGTAATATTATAGGGGAGTGGGAAACTGCTCCCCTTTTATTATGGAGATGACTATCTTTTATTCTAATATTGACAGATTTGGTAACAGTCTACTCATTCGTGGTTTTCAGAACGGCAAGCGGTTTCAGCGTAAGCACAAGTTCTATCCTACATTTCATGTGCCTGATCCTAACGGTAACTGGCAATCCCTGGACGGTCGTACTCTAAGCGAAATGAAGCCGGGGGATATGCGTGACTGTAAAGATTTCATAGACAAGTATAGCGATGTTGCTAACTTTGGTGTGTATGGCACAACCAACTATGTGCATCAGTTTATCAGCGAAGCATTCCCTGGTAAGATTAAGTACGACCGCACTAAACTAAACATCTGCACGATTGATATTGAGGTTGGGTCTGAAGATGGTTTTCCAGAGCCAAGAGATGCCAAGCATGAGATCATCACCATCACCATCAAGGACAACAACAAGTCTCTGTATCATACCTGGGGTTCGTATGACTTTGATAGTGACAAATGCGAGCAGGATGTTTTCTACCACAGATGCCGCGACGAGCGTGACCTCCTACTCAGTTTTCTAGAGTATTGGTCAGACCGTATCCCTGATATCATCACAGGTTGGTATTCAGACTTCTTTGACATTCCCTACCTTATCAATCGTATCTCGCGTGTGCTAGGTGAGGAGTCGGTGTATAGTCTCTCACCATGGCGCAAGGTCAGCCCTGATAACAAAACGATTGCTGGGCGTGAGCAGGTTGGTTTCGATATTATGGGTGTATCACAACTTGACTACATCGACCTGTTCAGAAAGTTCACACTCAATACTCTAGGTCAGCAAGAGTCGTACAAACTTGACCACATTGCTAACGTGGTGCTTGGTGAGAAGAAACTAGACTACAGCGAGTATGGTTCTTTACATATGCTGTACAAGAGTGACTATCAGAAGTTTGTCGAGTATAACATCAAAGATGTGGAGTTGGTTGACCGCATTGAAGAGAAGTTAGGTTTGATTGACCTAGTNCTGACNATGGCATATCGCGCNAANTGTACNCTGAAAGAGACACTTGGTACGGTGGGTATCTGGGATGCTATTCTCTACAACGAGTTCAAGCGTCGTAAGATTGCTGTACCTCAGAAGAAGACCTCTAACTACAATACTATCGAAGGTGGTCATGTCAAAGATCCACAAGTAGGTAGTCATGAGTGGGTTGTGTCGTTTGACCTTAACAGTCTGTATCCACACATCATCATGCAATACAATATGAGCCCTGAGACAGTGGTGAACGACATTCGA